CACTTTATTGAGGATATCCGTACACTCGGAACTTTCCCGATAAGCACCTATTGTAGAACGTATCCGTCAGCTATACCCTGATCCATGATAATGCTTCATGCTTCTTTGGAGTGTACCAACTTCTCGAAAGCCAAAGGCGGTCAGCCGAGAGATGCCGACAGCCGAACGTTGGCAGAACATCTCTTCCGTTATATTGATGTTATAGACCCTGACTACATTCAGATTGAAAATGTAGAAGAGTTTATGTCATGGGGAGATATGGATGAGAATGGGAAACCTATCAGCATGGACAAAGGCCGGCTTTATCAAAAGTGGGTGCGCAATGTCAAGAAGTACGGTTACAACTTTGAGCACCGCATCTTAAATGCTGCCGACTTCGGTGCCTACACCACAAGAAAACGCTTCTTCGGCATCTTTGCTAAAAAGAACTTGCCGATAGTATTCCCTGAACCGACCCACTGTAAAGGTGGTAGGCAAGATATGTTCTCGCGGCTGGAGAAGTGGAAGCCGGTAAAAGATGTGCTTGATTTCTCTGATGAAGGAACTACCATCTTCAGGGAAAAGCCTCTTGCAGAGAAAACGCTTGAACGTATCTATGCTGGACTTATCAAGTTTGTAGCCGGAGGAAAGGATGCTTTCCTTTCCCGTTACAATACGGTTCGCCCTCAAGACACATGCAAATCAGTTGATGAACCATGCGGAGTGTTGACTACTGAAAACCGCTTTGCAAAGGTACAGGTAAGTTTCCTCTCCAAACAGTTCAGCGGACACCCCGACAGCAAGAACGTATCAGTGGAAGAACCGGCTGGAGCAATCACTTGTAAAGACCACCACGTTTTTGTATCGGCTTACTATGGGAACGGGCATAATCATTCGGTGGAACTTCCTGCACCTACGGTCACAACGAAGGACAGGATGGCTTTAATTGAAAGCCGATTTATGTGTTCTTATAACTTTAAGGATACAGGAAAGGATATTAATCAGCCTTGTCCTACACTTCTGACTAAAGACAGACTTTCCCTTGTATCTCCATTTTTTATGAATCAATATTCTGGAGGTGGTCAGGTGTCTGATATAAACTCGCCATGCCCCGCTGTTACCACAACACCGAAACAAAACTTGGTAACATGCCAGCCGTGGATAATGAATACTGCATTCTCAAATGTAGGTAGCAGTATAGAGGAACCCTCCCAGACCATTACCGCAAACAGGAAATGGCACTATCTGATGAATCCACAGTTCAACAGTGCTGGCGGCTCTGTTGATAGCCCCTGCTTCACATTAATAGCCCGCATGGATAAGATGCCGCCCTATCTGGTAGCAACAGAAAGCGGTCAGGTAGCGATTGAAATCTACGACAATGATAGTCCTATGACCGTGAAGATAAAGGAGTTCATGGCACTGTATGGCATAGTGGATATTAAAATGCGGATGCTTCGCATTCCGGAACTCAAAAAGATTATGGGATTCCCTGAAGATTATGTTTTAATAGGCACACAAGCTGACCAAAAGAAATTTATCGGGAATGCGGTGGAGGTTACACAAGCGAGAAAAAATACTGAAGCACTTTGCAAAGTATTGAGAAAGTTGAGATTGAAGAAATCAAAAGAAATAGCTTAATGGAAAATGGAAAACTTATATTAGATGCCTGTTGTGGCAGTAGAATGTTTTGGTTTGACAAATATAATCCTCTTGCCTTATTTGTTGACAAACGTTCGGAAACACTTACGGCCAAGGACAGGGGTAAGACAAGAATCATAGAAATAAAGCCGGATGTAATAGCCGATTTCACCAACCTTCCATTTGAAGACAATTCTTTCTACATGGTGGTGTTCGACCCACCGCACCTGAAAACACTTGGTGCAACCTCATGGATGGCTAAAAAGTACGGAAAACTGCCGAAAGACTGGCAGTCACTCATACACGATGGATTTACTGAGTGTATGCGCGTCTTGAAGCCTTACGGCACTCTTGTATTCAAATGGAATGAAAGTGAGATTAAATCCTCGGAAGTTTTGTCTGCCATCCCGTTTAAACCTCTATTTGGGCATACCACTGGAAGACAGAGCAAGACAATATGGATGTGCTTTATGAAACTGCCAATTAACTAATAACTGATTAAGAAATGAAAGAAAGACAGCTTGATTTTAACAGGCAAGATAAGCCAGCTATTGTAGAAGATTCTAACGGAGAACTGATAACTGAATTGAAAAAGCAATATAAAGAAATTCAGCAAAATTTAGGATTGGCTATAACGATGCTCGAAAAAGGGCAGCTCACCGAAGGAATGAAAGAAAACATCCTTTCTCTGACAGACCACAATGTGAATAGGTTTCTTACCCGAATGGGATATGAAGGTGTACTTGCAGAGAAACAAAAGAAATTAACTGAACAAATCCGCTCATTGAATGATGAAAATCGAAAATTACGTCATCAGCTTGGGGAGAAGGTTTCAAACGAAGATGTTAGAGAACGTTTGAAAATTATGGTATCATCATTTAGAAATTGGTGGACTGAATATGGATTTGGGCATGTTAGTGACTTTTATTTTGGAGAATACGTTGCAAAAATCTCATTGAGTGGAATGGTTTTCGCTTCCCGTGTTTCAAAGGCAGGAGAAGAAAAGAAAGAAGAATACTTGTCTCGGTTAGGTTTTGAGATAGAAGATAGGATGGTTATCTACAATGACAAATCTATTGCGCTACTAAATAAGCTACTTACCGATAAATATCCAAGTATTGATATTTATAGTATCAATCTGACCACTTCGGCTTTGAATGGAGTACCCGTTATCCAAGATGTAGTAGTTTTCTTGAGAGATTTAGACAACCTTACCGAAACCGCATCTCCTATCAACTAATTCCAAATTATTAATTCAAATCCGAAAAAGATATGAAACAGACAGTAGAAGAAGCGGCATACGATTATGCTACTAATAAAACGAAGTTCAGAAAAGACGTTCTGAAAGAAGTTGACGCGGATACCTACGTTTCACGTCATGCTGATAGTATGGAAGATTTTCAATGTGGTGCAGAGTGGCAGTCAAAGCAATCGCCTTGGATAAGCGTTAAGGAACGGTTGCCGGAAGAAGAACAAAAAGTTTTCGTTTTGACAATGCGTTATGGCGTACCATATATTCAAAAAGAAAAGTTTCGTAGAAGCAGCAATTTAGATACAAAGGAAAGATGGATTCACGGAAACAGTATCGTGTTGGCATGGCTTCCTATTCCGTCTTTTGATGAGATATTAAAGAACAACAATAAAAAATGAAAGCAATAACCATAAAACAGCCGTGGGCCTCTTTGATAGTCCATGGTATTAAAGACATTGAGAACCGTACTTGGAGCTGCCCTAAGAAATACTTAGGGCAGAGGTTACTGATTCATTCAAGCGGTAAACCTTTGAATTATGATAATTTCTATGATTCAATACTTACCAATGAGCAGTTATTGGCATTACCGGAAAACAAAGAGTGGAAAGATTTTAGTTTTTGTACAGGCTCCATAATCGGAAGCGTCGAGATAATAGACTGTGTACAAAACCATCCTTCCATCTGGGCAGAGAAAGGAGTTTATAACTGGGTACTAGCTAACCCTATTCTCTACGAAAATCCAATTAAGGACGTGAAAGGCAAATTATCCTTTTGGGATTATCCCGGTATCAAAGAGGTAAAGATAGAATGTCCGGAATGTGGCAGTATAGAAATAGCTGTTGAGGACTATACAACGGCACCATTCCCAACTTATTTGCATAGGTGTAATAAGTGTGAACATGTGATTATAGAAAGTGAGTGGAAGGAGGTAAAACAAAAATAAAATGAGTGAAGCAAAAATCATATTAGATGCCTGTTGCGGCAGTAGGATGTTTTGGTTTGATAAAGAAAACCCTTTGGTCTTATTTACTGACATCAGAGATGAAGAGCATACTCTTTGCGACGGTCGAAGTCTGAAAGTTCATCCGGATATTGTATCTGATTTTACCAATATGCCATTCCTAAATGAATCTTTTAAACTGGTAGTCTTTGATCCGCCCCATCTTTTAAATGTGGGTAAAGAAAGTTGGTTGGCCAAGAAGTATGGTAAACTTCCCGAAGATTGGCCAAGGGTGATAAAAAAAGGAATTGATGAATGCTTTCGAGTACTTGAAAATTACGGCGTTCTCATTTTCAAATGGAATGAAGACCAGATAACGGTTAAAGAAGTATTGAAAGCCATCGGACGGCAGCCGTTGTTCGGTCACACCACCGGAAGACATGGCAAGACTATGTGGATGTGCTTTATGAAACTACCAATTAACGAATAACTGATTAGAAAGGAGTGAAAAATGAAATATCCTAAAGTAAGAAAAAGAAAAAATTTAAAAGAGATTGTCATAACTGCACTTTCTTTGCTGCATGCGCAGATAGATATCACAGGAATGCTGTGGATTGCAAAAGGTTTAGATTTTGTTCTATGTGTAAAAGTATATAAAAATGATTAGAGCAAGATTTTTTGTAGAAAAGAAAAAATGTGATGGAGATTATCGTCCATTAATATGGCCCATTCAATACCCATACTGGTGTACAGGTGAGAATGACAGATTTTTTATTTTAGTCGCTTATGTTAATGACATGGATGAACTGATGAATTTATGGCCAGAAGCATCTGATGTTTATATTGAAAAAGTGAATAAGATATTCTTCTCTGATAGGTTCCCGAAACCTTATTGGTACAAAGAGTTAAATCAATAAGAGAAAATTATGAAAACAATATTATTTACAATTATATGTGTTATTTCCCTATTATGGGTCGGAGATCTCACAATTACATTTAAGCCGTTTTCTATATCACTTCCCGGTTGGTATAAGCCTGTAGGTATCATCCTGTTTGTGTTGTCAATGGCGGTATATACTATAGGGGAATATACTAAAGGCTATAAGCATGGTTTCGATGATGGGATAAAGGAATGTGTTGAAATACTTAAAAAGAAAAATCCATGAGCAAACTATACAAAGTAACCATTTTCGGGGAATCATTCCTAATCGGGTGGTTCCCTTTTTCTTCACGCTGGTATAACAAGCTAAAGATAATCAAATGATAGTACGTCATTTTATAAGAGTTCCGGTTGGAAGTACTGTCTATTGCGACAATCAGCCGGTTAAAATACTGGAGAAAGGATATGCCCTTGCTCTATGTGATGTTAATGGGAAACGGGTATATATCACCTGCTATGATTTGGAAAAGAAACCATTCGTCAGCACGAATGGGGAAGAATGAAAAAGAGCCAACCCACGCACGACCATGAATCAGCTCTTCCTTACACGATTATGATGCAAATATACTATTTACTTTTAAAATAATCGTGTTATGGAACTGGATTTTAACAAAATAATTCGCCTTAAAAAGATTAGAATTGAGAAATCAGAACTTTCAGAAGAAGAGAATGCCTTGACTGCCCCGGTTCTGAAAGACAAAAGCCTTATCCATGAAATCTATAAAATATTTGTTAAGTTACTGAATGAGAGAGGATGTCCACCGAATATTGACAGTGTTACCCAGCGGAAGAAGTTCATTTTCATTATCCTGTACCTGTTTTCTCCAAGTTCGCTTGCCGGTGGGAAAATGACAGCTGGGTTACGCGAAGAGATGTCAAGGGTACTTGGGGTTCAGTCCAAGAGTACAATTTCCGACAACTGCGCTGATGTCGTGTTTCTCTATCAGAATTATGGGGATTTCAGCGGGGATATAGAGTATCTTTATACCGAAATCGTAAATCGGTTAAGAATCAAAGGGCTAATCAATTAATGAGCCGGAGTTTAGTGCTCCGGCTTTTGTTATGTGTACACGGTGTTAAAAGTAACAAATATGTTATTTCTTTCTTCATCTTTGTTTGTTTTATTGTAACAAATATGTTACTTTTGTAGTGTCAATTAAAAATGTTCTTTGATTTTATGAAGTATTCAGAGTTTTACAAATTGATTGAATCAGCTGGCTGGACAATCAAAAAGGGAAAGAAACATTATAAATATGTTCATCCCGACTTTGACTACTTTATTCCTGTTGGCAGACATCAGTCTCAAGAGATACCCAATGGTACTCTTGACAGTATGTTGAAAAAGGCAGGGTTAAAGAAGTGAAAGGACTGCACCCACTTCGGTGGGTGCTTTAATTGACGAATTTAAAATACACGATTATGAAGAAGATTAAGGCAATTATTGAAAAGGCGAATGATGGGGGTATTTCCGTATATTCGGAGGATGTGAACGGAGCGTACGGTTTTGGGCTTACAGAGCAGGAAGCGAAAGATGATTTTATGTCCGTACTTGAGGAGCAGGCCGAATATTATAAAGAAAAACATGGAGACTTTCCTGTGTGGTATAAGTCTGGGTATTCTGTTGATTACATATATGATTTAAGCGGATTCTTCGAGGCATTTCCTTTCATAAATGCCAGTAAGTTTGCAAAGGAAATTGGCATGAATGAATCTGTCATGCGGAAATATAAGGGAAAGATTGTAACAGCTTCCGATAAACAAAGAGCTCTTATACAAGAGAGATATAATAATCTTCTCAGAAGAATGGAAGCTGTCAGATTCTGATATTCTAGCCGTGAGGCTCTGATATAAAATCAAGAACTAATTGACAACAGAAGGCGCATCATTTTGGTGCGCTTTTATTGCTTTTAATGAGGTTATCAATGAGTAAGCCGGAGTTTAATGCTCTGGCTTTACTTTTAATCTTTCACATATTTTTGGTAATACTCTCTTGTATTACTTGTTGGTAAAACAAGTGGAATGGAAAACTTTATTTTACTAACACTTTCATTTTGTATTGCATTTTCTGACGAAGTACCAACATTTATAATTTTGGCGATTCCTATTCCTGATTTATTACCTTCTTTTTCGGTAACGGAAATAGCTATGTCCATCTCTATATTTTGTACTTTGGTCTTTCGGTTATAATATTCATAATGAGATTCATTGTCAATATAATATTCTCCTTTTTCAGATTGAATATCATCGGGACAAATTAGGACATGTTTATCTTTGTATTTTTCTTGTGTTTCTGAAACAGCATCTATTATTTGACTAAGTGTTTCTTTTATAAAGTCTTTTAGTTCCATATTTTTTTATTTATAGTATTCTTTCCCTCGTATATTCTTGTGTTCCGGCATATGTGGTTCTCCGTCAAAATGTATTTTACCTCCACAGTGGGGGCAGGTGATGGTGTTGGCATCATCTTTTATATCCATATCATCAACAAAGAAGTCACCAACCTTGCATCCAATAACATCTGCTATCTTCTGTAATGTTCCTACTGTTGGATTTCTACTAAGGTTTTGGGCAAGTGTAACCCTTGTTATACCCATTTTTTTTGCAACGGATTCCATTGTGAAGCCTTTCTGCTTGATTATTGTCTTTACTTCCATGTGTGTATGATTTTAATCAGATGCAAATATAGGGGTAAAAATCGAATAAACAAATTAAATCAGCTTGTTTTGATTGAATATAGTCATTTGTATTAAAATATATTTAGATTATAATCATACTTATGCTGTTTTGTTAATATGTGATAATAATCATACAAATAGTATATTTATTTATTGTATGTATGATTTTAATCATTATATTTGCATCATCAGAAACGAAGTAATAACAATTAAAAGATATACGATCATGGCAACAAAGAAGATTGATGAAAAGAAAACATTGAAGTATGCAGTAGCATTCTACTTCTGTACATCAGGTAAGATAAACTTCATGTTAGGCAATAAAATGTATCAGCATATAAATACTGTTTATGACCAAAGAGAAGATGGTAGAGGTTTCAATACCTGTGAAGTCGTTTATAATTACAAGGCTCAAAAGTACGAGGTTCTGAATGTAGATACAGAGATAGGTAACAAAGAGATTCAAATATTATAAGTTTAACCAGCAGGGCGTAAGCCCTGCATAACATAGAAGATTATGAAAGCAACAGATATTAAAATGTACATCAGTACATTGTCTATTATCAAAAAAGGTCAAGAAATTGAATGTGGTGACTTTTTAGGTGGTAGAAAGGTAAATGCCAGTCAAGAAGATGCCTTGAATAGCATGAAAAATGCTGTATATATGTATTTGTTTGCATCTATCATGAAGAAGGATAAAGGTTACAAAACAATGGCATTCACAATAACCGCTTGCAATTCTGCTATTTATGATAACAGCATGAAGACAGAGGTTGTATGTAAGGTTGGTTATAAAGAAATGATACAGCTTATCAAAGATGGGTATAGAAGTCCACTATTTGATACTCGCAAGCTGAAATCATTGGTAGATATGAGACTTAAAGAGCTAAAGATAGCATAATAACCAGCAGGGCGAAAGCCCTGCGCAACAAAAAAGAATATGACCAAGAAAGAATTAATTGCAGCACTTGCAAATGTAAATGATGACGCGGTGGTATTGTTTGGCACGAAAGAAATTCAGTTTTTCGGTGCATTTGCTACACAGGTATATATTAACTGGGATAGTAATGAGGTTCTTATAGCCAATAAGCACACAGATGCCACAACACCAGTTTACTGCGAGTTATTACATGAGGATAAAACGCATTAACATAAATCGGCAGGGCGAAAGCCCTGCGCAATATAGAAGAATATGAAAGAAAATATATTTTTAAAAGCAGTTATAGAAAAACCGTTATTGAATAATGAACCAGAAGTTTTACACCTTTTCGTTCAAATTATCAATGAAATAACTTCTTGTATGTCAGAAGACGAGTTAAGAGGCTGTATGAGCTCTTTAATAGTAAGACACCCTTATTTTAAACTGTTTTTCGATTATGGTTTCGGACATAATCATATGTGGGTGCAAGCATCAGGTTCTTTAGAAAGATTGATATTGGTTGAGTTCTAATCCGGTAGCCTTATGGCTACCACAATATACACGATTATGAAAGCAGATTTAGTTTTAGTTATCAGCCCTGAAGCCCCACTGATGAAGCAACTGGGCAAGGTATTGGGTAAGATGGTAACCCCTTATGACTTCTCTACTATAGAGAGGGGTGAAAAGTACATCACCATACAGCATGATGAAACAGGGCTTGTAGTGGCTTATACGAGTGAAGAAAGATTGAACGTAAAAATGAATTAAGAATGAAGAATGTATTAGAATCTTTGAAAGAAAGTGTCAAGAGTGGCAAAATCACAATCAGAGAGGCAGCTATAAAGCTGCATAAAGCAGGGTGGACGAGTTTTGTAGACGTGGATAAAACGAAACAATTACTTGAATTATGAACTCAATAAATGTAAACGGTTGCAGCGTATGCCAGCCCGGCAAAGAGAATTACACTACCTACAACACCAGGTTGAGAGGTAAAAGAGTGAGAATGTACCAGTACGATTACCGTACTGAAAGTGGTGAACTCTTTGCTTGTTGTGCGCCTACCTTAGAGGCGTGTAGAGAAAGACGGGATAAATGGCTTAGTTCACGACAATAAGCCAATTGTCGTGTATAACGATTGAAGATATTTCGTTATCTTTGGTTGTGGTAGTACCTTTGGGGTACTATCGCGGGGTGTAGCAGTGGTAGCTTTTCACTTTGACTTGGTGAAGGTCGGTTGTTCGATTCAGTCCCCCGCAACTATTGAGTATTAATTTAAATTTGACACGATTATGAACATTCTTACATTAAGCATCAAACAGAAGTATTTCGATGAAATCTTGGCAGGCAAGAAAACCCACGAATACCGTGAAATCAGACCAACTAACGCTAAGAAGTATATCACTTACCTATGTGGCGGTAAAGAATATCCGGCTGATGCAGAACTGCCTGAAGAAGGTGAGGTAGAATTGAAGCCTATCAAGTACGATGCAATCAAGCTTCTGACAGGTGCATATACGGGCAAGCGTCCTTATATCATTGTAGAGGTAAAGAACGCAGAAGCAGTAATTCTCACAGATGAAAACGGTAATGATATTGTTTACGAACATCAAGGCGAAGAATATCTTGCCGCACAAATGGATTATACTTTGGGCAAGATATTAGAGAAATATATAGATTGATTTGTTTAACTTTTAAAATTAGAAAGCAGAGTCGCAAGAAGAATTAACAGAGTAGCCGGGCCTCGCAGAAATATGAATGGTGCAGGGGCAGGTGGTAGATTGGTTGCCAATCGTAGAGGTACAGCAAGTGCCACACAGTTAGGATCACGCAGACAGCGTTACAGTGATCTTCGTACTTCATTTGGTTTAAGTGGTGGCTAGCTATGAACAAAGTAGAACAAGCGAGTCAATATATAGACCTCATTCGGGTAAAATCGAATGAGGCTTTACTGTTTTTATCACTTGGTAAAGATTCGCTTGTTCTGCTTGATTTAGTCTATCCGAAGTTTGACCGGATTGTTTGCGTGTTCATGTATTTCGTCAAGAATTTGGAACATATTAACCGTTGGATAAACTGGACTAAAGCCAAATATCCGAAAATAGAGTTTGTTCAAGTACCACATTGGAATCTCACTTATATTCTCCGTGGCGGTATGTATTGTGTGCCAAACCCGAAAGTAAAGCTGTTGAAGTTGGCAGATGTGGTAAAGGCTATGCAACTTACTCATGGAGTTTATTATACATTCTTGGGTATGAAAAAAGCTGACGGTATGAATCGTAGACTTATGTTGAAAGGGTATGAGGTAAACGACTACGAGAATAACGGTATGGTTTATCCTTTAGCTGATTGGACACAAAAGGATATTCTTGCTTATATGAGGCAGCATAATTTACCCGAACCAGTTCGGTATTCATTGAAAGCCAGTTCGGGAGTAGGCTTTAATCTTGATTGTATGCTTTGGATGGAGAAGAACTATCCACAGGACTTACAGAGAATTTACAAAACTTTCCCGATAGCTGAAAGAGTACTTTGGGAGTATCATAATCAACAAAAATAATAGAAGGAAAGCCGAGTCAGAAGAAAATCAATTGATGATATTGCAGAGCAAAGATACAGACTATCTCGTACTTTAACGGGTAATAGGCTGAACAGAGTAAACTCTATTGCAAGAAAGTATATTCGATACATTGAACGAACCTTTGGGTATAACGAGGGGAAACAACAAGATGGCGCAAGAAAAGTATCTCGAAGAATTTATATGGGTTTAACTAATGGATGATATGGAATTGTCAAAATACATAAAGAGCGAATCGGTGGAACTTAACCGTTCTGCCATTCGTTTTGCAGACTACAATCCGAGAAAACTTTCCGATGAATCACGCAAAGCATTAAAGCGTGGTATCAAGAAATTCGGATTGGTAGGTGGAATAGTTGTGAATAAGCGTACCGGGCTTACCGTAGTTAGCGGGCACCAGCGTTTGTCTGTCATGGACGAATTGCAAAAGTTTCCCGATAACGACTATCGCATTCGTGTCGATGTCATTGACGTGGACGAACAGCAGGAAAAGGAGTTGAATATTCTAATGAACAACCCTAATGCACAAGGTTCTTGGGATTTTGACGCTCTTGCCCGTATTGTTCCTGATATTGACTGGAAAGATGCAGGATTGACGGATGCCGACTTGAATATGATTGGGGTTGATTTCCTTTTGCAGACCGAAGAAGAAAGCTCCATTGCTGACGAACTGGAAAGCATGATGTCGCCTGTAACAGAACAGAAAGAAGCCGATAAAGCCACCAAGCAGTTGGAACGTGCTGAAAAGGTAGCCCACATGAAAGAGGTCAAGCATCAGGTGAAAGAAAACGCACAGAAGCAAGCTGAGAACATGGATGCCTATGTGATGTTGTCCTTCGATACCTATGAAGCTAAAGCCGCTTTCTGCGAAAGGTTCGGGTATGAACCAGATATGAAGTTTATAAAGGGAGAAGTTTTTGATGAACAAGTAGAAAGAATAGATTAATTATTGGGAGGAAAGCTGAGTTAGAAAGAAAACATATAGCCAGTTATATCAGCAGTCCAGACGAATAATGTACAACGCTGGAAGACAATACGGGTTAGGTTCTGCAAGACAAAGAAACATAAGGGATAGAACGAAATCCATAATGGGAAGATATGCTGAGAAAATAGATAGCTATTTCTCAAAAAGAGGGGTTGATGTCTATGGAAACAAGCCAATTTCTCGCCGTGTATATATGGGTAACAATAACGGTTAAAATTATGATTGGCGATTTTATACTTTGGATAAGGAATGTTCTAAAGCAAAACCTGTTTTGTGTTCATCATTATGTTTGGAAAGGTAGTGTGATGTTCTCTGAGTTCAGGTATGAACAATGTGAGAAATGTGGAAAATTAAAGAAGTAATATGAGCAATAGTGAATCTCAAAATAGAAAAGGTAAAGGAGGAAGAAAGCCTAAGTTTGATTATACAAGCGAGGAATTTCTTTCTCTCGTGGAATCGTATGCCAAAAAGGGATTCACTGACAAGGAAATTGCTTATGCCATAGGGATTTTGCCTCAAACATTCTGCGAAAAGAAAAGTGAGTACACCGAAATATCCGAAGTCTTAGCGCGTGGGCGCGCGACAATCAATGCCACTGTAAGGGCTAAATTCCTTGCAATGGCTCTCGGTGGCATAAAAACCAAAAGCACCGTGGTAAGAAAACTGAAAGACCAAGAAGGCAACTTGACTGGTGAAGAAGAACTTCAGGTAAGTGAAAGTGAACTGGCTCCAAACCTTCAGGCAATGTCCGTTTGGTTATACCATCATGATGAAGAATGGAGAAAGGTTGAACGCCGACAAGATGAAGATGCCGATATACCTAAAGATATTGAACACGGAATCAATATTGATTCGTGGATTAAAGACAAGTTGAAATGATTGTTCCCCAAGAGATATATCATCCGTTATACACCGATGACGAGAAATTTATCATTCTCATCACTGGAGGTCGTGGCTCAGGAAAGTCTTTCAATGCTTCTACTTTCATTGAGCGGCTGACATTTGAAATGACTCCTACAGAGAAAATAGTCCATCAGATTCTTTATACCCGTTACACAATGGTGTCGGCTGGTATGTCTATTATTCCAGAGATGATGGAAAAGATAGATTTGGACGGAACAACTAAATATTTTAAGACTACCAAGACAGATATAGTAAACCGCATGACCGGCAGTCGTATCATGTTTCGGGGTATCAAGACTTCTTCCGGGAACCAGACAGCCAAACTGAAATCTATCCAAGGCATTACAACCTTTGTCTGTGATGAAGCGGAAGAGTGGACAAGCGAAGATGAGTTCGACAAGATAATGCTCTCCATTCGCAAGAAGGGTATTCAGAACCGGATTATCATTATAATGAACCCATGCGATTCCAATCACTTCATCTACAAGAAATACATTGAGAAAACTCACAAGCTGGTAGAGATTGACGGTGTGCAGGTTCAGGTTTCCACTCATCCGAATGTGCTCCATATCCATACTACGTATTTTGATAACTTGGATAACCTTTCTCCTGAGTTCCTGAAAGAGGTGGAAGATATGAAGGTGAGTAATCCTGAAAAGTATGCTCATGTGGTTATCGGCCGGTGGGCTGACGTTGCAGAAGGTGCTGTGTTCAAGAAGTGGGGAATTGTTGACGAGTTCCCGGCTTGGGCAAAGAAAATTGCTTTCGGGCAAGACTTCGGTTATACGCATGACCCGTCTGCTTCCATTCGTTGTGGTATCGTTGATAACGCCCTTTACTTGGATGAAGTGGATTACCGTACTGGATTGCTTTCTTCTGACATCATCAAGACTCTTCGCCCGTGGGGATTGAAAGTCATTGCTGACAGCGCAGACCCACGTTTGATTCAAGAGATACACAACGGAGGAATCAAGATATATGCCGTAGAGAAAGGTGCAGGCTCTATCAATGCCGGAATTGACAAAATGAAAGATATGGAGATTTATATAACCAAACGCTCGTACAACTTGCAAAGCGAGTTCAGAAAGTATGTTTGGGCAAAGGATAAGGACGGGAACTATATCAACGAACCGGAAGACCATGACAATCACTGTTTCGTAGGAGAGACTCTTGTAATGACAAGCGTAGGGAATAAGCGAATTGATAAGATTAGAAAGGGTGATTATGTACTCACATCAAACGGTTTTAGAAAGGTTAACAAATTCTTTGATAATGGATGTAGAAAGATATTGCATACTCGGTTGGTTTTTAGTAACTTTATAGTTGAAATAAAGGCAACGCCTGAACATAAATTTAAAACTATAAATGGATGGAAGCAATTACAAGAACTGACGAAAGGGGACGTACTCTATACGTGCAAGTCTTTAATGGCAAAGAATACAAATTATATGCCGGAGAACGTTATTTCTCCCGTGGAACTAAACGACTACATCGTGAAGTGTGGAAATTCTATAATGAGCAAATACCTAAAGGGTATCATGTTCACCATAAAGATGAAAACACTTGGAATAATGATATATCCAATCTTGAACTTGTTGAGATGCACGCACATTTACGGCATCACGCAGAAGAGCAAAGTAGAGATAATGAACTGCTTGCATGGAGAAGAGAGAATATTGCCAAAGCAAGCCAACTTGCCGTTGAATGGCACAAATCAGAGGAGGGAAGGAAATGGCATAGCAAAAAAGCAAAAGAGCAATTTGCAAATGCAAAGCCGGAAACCTTCATTTGTGAATGGTGTGGAAAAGAGTTCTCTGCCATTTCAAACGGAAATAATAAGTTTTGCTCAAACAAATGCAAAACAGCCTATCGGTATCATTCAGGGACTGATAACGAAAAGAGGAAATGCAAATGGTGCGGCAATGAATTTGTTGCAAACAAATACAGCAAGACCGAATTTTGTTGTAGGAGATGTAGCGGACAATATTCTGCAAGCGTCAGAGCTGAAAGAGATAGAGATAGTAAAGGAAGATATATGTAACGTTTATGATATAGAAGTTGAAGATATGCACGAGTTCTTCGCTAATGGGGTTCTCGTGCATAATTGTATAGATGCTGTACGTTACTATGTATTGGGTGAGCTTCTTGGCAAGATTCAGAAGCCGAAAGATTTAACAGGAATATTCACACATTAAAAATATAAACTATGCCATTGAATTTAGAAGAAATATTAGCATTGCCTGACATCGGGCAGAAGATAAACTACCTGAAGAAAGGTAGGAAGACTGAACTTCCCGACCGTTGCAAACTTTGGGATGATTGGAATCCGGAACGACATGAAATCATGGTTGACAAAAAGAAGTATCCGGACAGAAAAGTACTTGATAAGGAATCCGAAAAAGTATTCGATGAAAAAACTGGTAAGACTTATGAAATCGAAGCAAAGTATAAGACTGAACCGGTGAACCGTATTTCCATTCCATTGGAACAAGATATAGTGAACATTCAAACAGCTTTCACGGTCGGCACAGAACCGTCTATGGATTGCACTCCGACTGATGATGATGAAAAGAAGCTGCTGGATGCGGTAAAGGCTGTATTTAAATCCAACAAAATCAAATACCAAAACAAGAAGATTGTCCGTGCCTGGCTCTCCGAACAAGAAGCGGCAGAATATTGGTATGTTACCGATGATGATTCGTTTTGGGCAAAGTTTTGGAAGAAAGTTAAGACTACGTTCGGTGGCAAGGTCAAGCCCACCAAGAAACTGAAAAGCGTGTTATGGTCTCCATTCAGAGGTGATAAGCTATACCCGTTCTTTAACGACGAAGGTAAAATGATTGCTTTCTCACGTGAGTATAAAAAGAAGCTCATGGATGATTCGGAGGTCATCTGCTTTATGACTATCACGGACAAAATGGTTTATCAATGGGATTTGTCTAAAGGATATGAAGAAAGAACTCCTTTTGCTCATGGATTCCCAAAACTACCGGTTCTCTATGCTTATCGTCCTGAACCTTATTGCAAGAAGATAAAGACCTTCCGGGTCCGGTTGGAGAAACTATTATCCAATTATGCTGATTGTATCGACTATCATTTTTTCCCCATTTTGGAATTAATTGGTGAAGTGATAGGGTTCACTGGTAAGACAAAGGATAGAATGGTAAAACTGGAAGGAGAGGGGGCTGGTGCACGATATTTAACATGGAATCAGGTGCCAGATACCGTAAAATTTGAAGCAGAAACACTCACTAATATGGCTTATGATATGTCAAACACTCCAAGAATATCCTTTGAGACGTTGAAGGGGGTAGGCAAAGCATCAGGAACCGCTTTCCGCTTTATGTTCATGGGTGCACATATGGCGGTAGAAAATCACGGTGAGGTTATCGGTGAGTTCTTGCAGCGGAGAGTAAATTTCATTGTTTCTGCTTTAGGCTCTATCAATCCAACCGAGTTTAGCAAGGCATCGCAGACCATTGACATAGAAACAGAACTGGTTCCATATATGATTGATGATTTGAATGATAAGGTGACTACTGCCGTTTCCGCTGTCAGTGGTGGCATCTGGTCAACGCGTGAGGGAATCATGTTTGCCGGAAATGCTGATAGGGTAGAAGAGGAACTTGCAGAAATCAAGGAGGAACAAGGGGCAAAGAATAGTAATGCAGCGTTTCCTAACTTCAAGGGATAATTCATTACTTCATGTTTTTATAGTACTATTGAGCGGAGCTAATTTAGTTCCGCTTTTTTTATTGCTAAATTCTATATTATAGAATATATTTCTTGGAAAAATTTTATAATTCAAAATTAATTCATATTTTTGCATCAAATAAATGAGATATGAGAATTGTATCACATAAGAAATTGAAAGAGTTCTACGAAACGAAAGGCTATGAAGATTCACGCATAGCTTTAGAACGTTGGTATGATATAGCGGAAAAAGCTGAATGGAAGAACCTATCAGACATTAAAGTAGATTTTCCTGCTGCTGATTATGTAGGCAACCAGCACTATGTATTCAATATTAGAGGTAACAATTATCGACTGATAGTAGTTGTAAAGTTTACAATGGGCTATATTTTTATTCGGAAAGTGTGTACCCATAAAGAATATGATAAAATAGATTGTTCAACCATTTAAGATACAGGATATGAATAAAGTTAGTAAAGAACAATATGAATTTGCTTTGGCAAGAGTAGAGGAACTTCTGCCATTGGTTGATGATAATACCCCTGCAAACGATAAAAATGCGGTGGAGCTTACAGTTATGTCCGATATTGTGATAGCATACGAAAAAGAACATTATCCGATAGAAAAACCGACTGTTGCGGAATTGATAGAGCTATCTCTTGAAGAGAAAGGGATGAGTCAAAAGCAACTTGCTGGTGAGATTGGAATAAGTCCATCGCGTGTGAATGACTATATTTCTGGACGTTCGGAACCGACCCTCAAAATTGCGAGGTTGCTATGTCGAGTGTTGAATATACCTCCAGCCGCGATGTTGGGTTTCTGATTAGTTCATAAGAAGAATATTTAGGCGTGATTCATTCGGTTTCACGCCTTTTTTATACCATTTTACGACAATCGTTTCATTGTCGTGTATCACCTATCTGATAATTTCTCACATAGCTTATTAATGCCGAAATTTACCGTAGAAATTTATAAATCAAATTCATACGGTATGACAATCTTAGAACAAATCTTAGCAGGCCTTCAAACCAAGTTTTCTGGGGTGGATGCTGCTATTCTTGCCCGAATTGCCACTAAAAAGGCAGAGGGTGTAACGGACGCAGGCCAAGTACCTACCATTGTGGAGGGAATTAGCTTTTCGGACGTGCTAACAAATTATGGTGATTTCCGTGCCGGGGATGCTTCAAAAACGGCAGTGACTAACTACGAGAAGAGGCATAACCTTAAAGACGGTAAGCCAATCGAGACTACCACAACCACCAAAACGGAAGAGAATAAAGACGATGTGCCTGCATGGGCGCAAGCTTTAATTGACTCCAACAAGAACCTTTCTGATAAGCTAACACAGTTTGAAACGGAAAAGGCTCAAGCAACACGTAGCCAGCAGATTTTGGCAAAGGCAAAGGAGTATGGTATTCCCGAAAACTACGCCAAACGATGCGCCATTAAGGACGATGAGGACTTGGACGCATACTTCAAGGACTTGAAGCAGGAGTTTGCGAATGACGGCTTTAAGGGTGTAGTTCCTCCAGATACAGCAAAAAAAGAACTGGAGAATGAGACTCAGGCGTTTGCGAAAATGATTGCAGACGACACTAAAGAAATTGTAGAACAACAAAAACAGTGATTTTATGGCAGCAGGATTTAAGTATAATCTTGAACCGGAAGTTGAGCAGGAAGAACGCTACGACGTAGAAACCGGACGCAGACGCAGAGGTCCGTATAAGTTGGACACAACCAACCTCGTTGTCGGCTCGTACTTGCCCTCATTCACACCGATTGCAGCTGACTTGGTGAAGAAAACATCCCAAGTGGCTATCCGTGTGGAAGTATATGAGAAGTTTACGACAGGCTCCAATACCACATTGAAAATCAAGAAACGTTCTTTGGCTTACAAAGGTATGCACTTGGGTAACGGTGCGCATGGAGCGACAATCAACGCTATTGACAAGGCTGACAAAGCTTTTGATAAGCTGACGTTAGCGGCAGACTTTGGAGAAAATCTAGAAGCTGGAACAGTTCTTTACGAAGCGACAGCCGCAGACGGTACAACGCCCAAAGTTATCGCAAATTCAGCTCTGTATGAAAGGAAGCAGGTAGAGGATGGCATAGTATTGGTTTCCCTTTTGATGCGTGCGTTTGAAATCGAACCGACCAAGCTGGTAATGCCTTTCGCAGATATTGACAAGGCGAATATGCCGCACTTCCAGTTTAATGCTCAGGATGTCAAACAAGAAAAAGACACTGTATCAATTCCTAAGGCTTCTTCTAGTCAGGACGGTTTGATGAGTAAGGAAGATAAAGCCAAATTGGATGGGGTTGCAGCACAAGCTAACAAGTATACTTTAACAGCAGCTACGCCTTCTGCTCTTGGAGGTGTAAATCAGGCAGCCAAAGTGAATGATGCATCTGGTACGGTGTCGGTAGAAAACTTTAACGGATTATTGACAGCGTTGAAAAACGCAGGTATAATGGCAAAATAAAGAAAGGAGGACTAATATATGATGCTAACTATTCATACATTGTTTAATGACCCGAACATTGTAAATGCAGTGATTCAGCGTGTCCTCAAGACAAGAAAGGACACAATTTATTGGCAGCAGTATTTGGGCTTCCGTAGGACTACTACTCGTGTATTTAAAGACTACATCGGTCAGGTTACTGGCGTGATGGCTGGTTCCATCAACTCCCGTTATGGCGAAAAGCCTATCCGTGAACGCAGGAATATCGGTTCCGGATATGGTGAGATTGCCTATTTGGGTGACCGCTATCAAATCTCAATCGACCGTTTGTCTGACTTGCAGGACTTGATAGATAAGTATAATGCCGCCAAACCGGAAGACCAGAAAGCAGCCATGCGTGACATCGTGGACTTCATCTATGACGATTACCGTCAGGTATTGCTGGCACCGCACAAGCGTATGGACATTATCGTAGGCTCTCTGTTGATGACTGGAGCAGCAAGCGTGAAGAACAAGGACGACAATGCCGGAGGAATTGACTTATTGAACATCGACTTGCCGTTTAAGTTTATCAAGCCGGACACAGAGGATAAAGACTATTTCGTCACTTACTTGCAGCAGAAACTGAATGAGCTGAAATCTATTTACGGCACATTCCCCAAGATGATTATGAGCCGTGGCACATTCATCAAGAATATTATCGGTTCAAGTGAATTTGGAGATAAGTTCAAAATGCAGCTTACAGGCAATGAAATGTATATGTCTACCGGGCTTATCACCTCGCAACTGGCTTCTACCATTTTTACAGGTATCGGACTTCCGGCTATTGAAATCAAGGAAGATTATGTGGTAGACCAAACAGGTAAGAATATCCCCATTTATGCAGATGGTCGTATTTCCCTGCTTCCGCAGGATAAAATCGGTTATATGCGCTTCCACACTCCTTATGAAGCTGTGGATGGTGTACCGGGACGTAATTACACTCAGGCAGATGGCGATATGCTGATTTCAGGTTACAAGGACGGCAATGGTCGCTATCTGGAATACACAGCCGAATGGATTCCGCAGATTGCGAACCCGAACCTGATTGTGAACTTCGATTTGAGTGAGATGAACGCATGACAGTAAACGATTATATATTACAGAAGTTTCAGACCTTCGGCGTTAACTTGTCGGAGGCTGACCTTTTCGATATATGTCTGAACGCAAAGATAAGCGGAGGGGGTGAGATGAACGAGGATTGCCAAACACGGGTGTCGGTGGCAATTGCGAAGTTCATCCCCTCTCTATTGCTTCGTGCCACTTCCATCAGCGAAAGCGGTTTTTCTATGTCTTGGAACATTCAAGGCATTAAGGATTACTATTCATTTCTGTGCAAGCGGTACGGTTTGAAAGACGAATTGAGTGATAAGCCTAAAGTGACTTTCTTATGATATTCGCCCCACACATATTGCAGGTAAAAGTTATCACCCCAATGGATAAGGATGAGTTTGGCAGACCTATTCCCGGAACAGGTGGTGAAAGCTGGCAGGAGGTGTGCAAATGCCGTTGTGATGATAACACTACCAAAGAGTTTTCATCTGATAACGGCTCTGTGTATCGTCCGAATTATCATGTGGTATGCGAGAAGAGAATTACTGTCAAGGCTGGTGATGAAGTACGTTGCATGGATGGTGATAGCGTAAGAGGTCAAGGCGAAGTCTACACGGTAAAGAGTACAAACTACTTTAACTACTCGGAATTATGGATGTAGATTTCGATTTCTCAGATGTCGACTCCTTTTTCGATGAAGGAGAATGGGAGGTCGAAAAGAAGATGATTGATGTAGGCGATGAAGCCGTGAAGTACGCAGAGGAACATGGGGATTATCAAGACCATACACTCACTTTGAGAACGTCCAATGATTACGATGTCGATAAAGACGGTTTGACATTGAAAAACGAAGCGGAATACGCATCATTCGTAGAATCTAAAGGGTATGATGTTTTGAGTAGTGCTGCTTTATATGCGGAGAAACGATTAAAAGAAGAATTTGAAAAATGAAAAAGTACATTGGAACAAAACAGATTGAAGCAGAACCTATGACATTGGGTGAAGCTTGCAGTAAAGGCTTGGTAAAAAGTGAAATAGAAGAGAATGAGTCTTATAAACTAGGATATCACACTCGTACTGAATATGGCTATGAAAGTTGGTCACCCAAAAAACTGTTTGAAGAATCATATCGAGAAGTCAAGGAAGAAACTCCTATCTGTTTCGGTGATGCTATCGAAGTGTTAAAACAAGGTGGGGCTGTTCGTAGAAGTGGTTGGAACGGTAAAGGTTTGATGGTATTCAAACAAGTGCCAGCTCATATCGAAAGCGACATCATCCCTAAGATGCAATCGCTTCCCCAATCGGCAAAAGACCTTATTCTGAAAGGTAAGGGATTTATTGACTATACAAGCCAGTGTCTTATCTACAACGAGAATACCGGACGCGCTGATTCATGGGTTCCGTCTATCAGTGATGTATTTGCAGAAGATTGGGAGATTGTGGAATGATAGTAACTACCGACATAGGAAACATTCTCTATCGGGACTGCAAGGCTTTCGGAATAGATATAGTGCCTGATGGTGAAACGTTGACGGGTGAATTGAAGTCCGAAAGGATTGTCATCCACACGAAGAAACAACAGCCGGGAAAGTATTGGAAGAAATCTTTCGCAGAAGTGAATCTATGTGTACCCAATTTAAGCGAGAATGAAGCGAACACAATCCGGCTTAACGAACTTGAAAGAAAGGCTGGCAAGCTGCTTGATGATGTAGTAAGCACCTATGACGGTACAACCTATCGTTACTCTATCGAATCAATTGGCGCGGAAGCGGATGCAGCTTTGAAATGCCATTACGTGAATGTGAGAATTTTATTTGAAGTAATAAATGTAAAACTATAAGATTATGATTTCAGCAGTAGGAATAAAAAGAATCTTGTTTGCCGACATTGATAAGGTAACGGCAGACATTACCCCCGAAATCGCAAAGACTTTGATTCAAGCCGCTATCAAAGCGAAAGATGAGGTTTTGAATGTACACGGGGAAACGTGGCAGATTGAGGAAACGGAAGCCTCTGTCACCGGGTACAAGAACCAATTAACGGGAAAGAATTACCGTTACGATGATGTGCCGGGAGAAGTATCGCCCGCTTTCTCTATCGGACAATATGACTGGAAGACCAAGAAAGCGTTCATGGGTGGCGATGTTATTCAGGCAACATCTAAAGATGTAGGTTGGAAGCGTGCTTTGGATAAAGTTATTATCAACAAAGCATTGTTCTGTCTGACCGATGATGATGTCTGGTTCATCTTCCCAAAATGCCGTATTGTTTCCCGTGAAGCCAATACGGATAAGGCAATTGCAATCGCTGTAAAAGGCTTGGTGCAGGAACCGGGAATCGAAGGTGTTTCTTCTGAGTATAACTATGAAGAAGGGCAGATTAAAGCTTTGCAGGCATGAACTACAGTAACCATTGTACCTACTCCTTCCGATGCGACCGTAAAGCTGGACGGTGCAACGGTCAAGTCAAAGCAGGTGAATGCTGGGGCTACCGTTCACTATGAAGTGTCGAAAGTGGGGTACGTCACTCAGTCAGGAGATATTAAAACCACTCCTTCTGAAGTTGATACCACTCTTAAAAAAGAGATAACATTGGTAAAAGCACAAGAGTGATAACCGGGGGATGGATATATACCATTCCCCCTTTTAGTTTAAGAATATGAATCAAGCAGCAAAAACGGTTTCTGATGCTTTGTTAGGGCTGGATTTCATGAATGTGGAGATAGGAGGGATGGTTTATACCATTAAACCTCCTACAATTAAAATTATCTGTCGTGCCATTCATCATTTTTCCAATATCGGCATGACTGGAGATAATGTCATGGAAGCTATTAAAGAGCTTCCTGAAGCTACTGAAGATATGCTGAAAGGTATTTCATGCTTTATCTGCGGGAATGATAGTTTGGTCAAAGAATTGGAGAACGGCACTTTTGAAGAAGTCAAAGATGCCTTGGAAGTCTGTTTCTCTATGATGGATATTTCGGCTTTTCAGTGTGTCAGCTCGATGAGGAACGTGTCGATGCTGGCAGCAAGACCGAAACAGTAGGAAACACAACGTTCTTCGGGCAGATAGCCCATTTGATTGACACGCTGCATCTGAGTTATACAGAAGTGTTTGAGATTATCCCTTATCGGAATCTGCTGATGATGCAACGGGATAAACTTCATAGTGTCAGTGGTCAAAAGGTGAATAGAATCAGTGGTAAGGAATTGGCTAATCGTAGGAAAAAGAAATAGGATAAAGCCGGATTTCTCCGGCTTTACTTTATGAAAGTAAAAGTATGTTTGTATCATCTACTATTTGAGCATGGTTTGTAGCTCGTATGATTATTTTATCATTGATTCTGATATCTAAGATAGATTCCTCAATGCCATCATGCTTAATAGGGAATACCCATGAATTAAATCCTTCCATAAGATTAGGGAAAGCAATAATCGCATGAACGATTTTATTTTCTGAAATTATTCCTTTCATCCTAAAGTATGAGACCGTTTCTTTTATTTGACGTACCATACAATAGGGATAATCTGAATCAGGATTCTTTGCAGCATGAATACTATTTGCATATTTGGTTTCAATAAATAAAATCCATTCATCTTGATCACAAGTTATTGGAAAAACAACACATTCACATTGTCTGGAACGCTTTTTTTTAGTGATAGGTAATGCATTTTCAGGAAATGCATCAAAAAAAACTTTTACATTATTCTCATTTAATATATGAACAGCGTTAATAACATTTCTTTGAGCGCCAGAAATTTCAACTGCTCCTTTATTATAATCTTTCCAGTCTACAATATATAGATGAGGATTGTATATAGAACAAAGGCATGTTTTATGTTGGGGTAATTGTGCCAATAATCTATTCTTCATTTTTCTTCTGGAATAAAATAATTAAGCATTGTATAATATTCGTCCATCGTTTCGTTCATTATTTCATTGAAATAATGTTTCCCAATACTATTAGTATGATGCTCTTGAATGGAAAATATTTCTCCATCTTTTATTTGCCATGCAGAAACGAGTTTAGGGTTAATCCATGAATTGTAGCTTTCCAAAGAATTTGCAATATCTTTGGGCATATTATTCTTCACAAGCCAACCCATTATACAATTATTTAATGAATAGAGTATGTATGGACTGTGAGTTGTTAGAAATAACTTATGTTCTTTCTCCTTTATTGAACTTATTATGAAATACAATAAATTCTTTTGTGTAGAAGGGAATAAGTTTAACTCTGGCTCCTCCATGTATAAACTTGTATAATTTGTTTGGATAAAATGAGTAAAATAGTCAGATAGTGAACTTAAAAAAGTTTCTCCAGCCTTAGGTAAATGAATTTTCTCATTCTCCTTTGTGACTTTTAAGATCGTTTTTAAATATTGATGTAGCCATTTTTCGTTATTGAGATTTGTTTTATTATCAATAACTTCTGATAATGATTTTGATATTATTATATTTAATAATTTAGCATCTCTTTCTTTATTATCAATGTTGTCGTTTCTATCTCCTTCATAAATAGATTTAGTAAAATAGTTGACTAATGTATATAAAGGAATCATAGATTGCTGCCCACTTGAAGCATTTATTAATTGGATTTTGTTTCCGTCCAATGTTTCTAGAAAATCAATATCTTGATTCTCATCATAGTAATATTTGGTGTCTAAAGATTTAATATCCAAGCCATTGTCAACAGTATATACTTTTCTTGCAATATTCCAATCTGACATAAAATTAAAAATATTGTTTTTAGGTAAATTGACTTGTTTCCAATCAGATATCATAGAAACGATATTACGTTCAGCAGGTATGTATGAAATTTTAGTTCTAATATAATTGTATTGATTTATCCATTCAAAAGTCGGAACTTTACTTCTATATTCAAAAGAAAACTTAACAACAGAAGATGCGTACATAATCTTTGAATCATTGGAAAAATATCCATCTAATTTGTGAAAAACGATTAAATTAGTAATGAAATTATCATCTTTAAGAAAAAAGTCAAAAGATTGTTCCAATGAAACTTTCTTTTCTACCCATGAGCAAAAGCATGCAATTTTGTTAATAGTGCTTTTACCTGAACTTTGCGGACCTATAATTACATTTACTTTATTTAATGTAATATCTATGTCTTTTATTGGTCCTATGTTCTTAATTATTAATTGAGCCATTGATTTATAGGGTTAGTTTATTGTGCAAATATAGTGTTATTAAATAATGAAATAACAATATATACTATTAATTGTTGTCTTAAAAACAAAATTTGTTTATTCTATAAATTCTCCGCTAACTTCTTAATATCATCCTTACTATTGATAACATGGGTGCTATCTCCTATGCGAACAGCTCCTATAACTTCATCGGAAGATTTTTCAAAAAGGTCTGAAACTTGAACATTCAAAGCAGATGCTATTCGTTCTAATACTTCTACTGAAGGATTGCCATTTATGTGTTGACTTAATCCTACTCTGGATATTCCCATCTTATCAGCAAGCTCTTGAACAGTTGTTCCTTGCTCTTTTATAACTTCTTTTATTCGTAAAGCCATAACTATTCTAAATTATATTTTGTGCAAATATACATACTTTTAAATATGTAAAGCGATAGCTATTCTTAAATTGAGTTAATGTAAAGCGAAATATTTCTATTTTGTTTGATTATTTAAAGTGAACGGTTTACATTTGCATCGTGGTTATAAAATGATAGATATATGAAACGCTACAACTTATCTCAAATAATGAAAGACGCTCACCGCTTCTACAATAGCCGTTCAAGAATGGGCAGAACTTTTGGCGAATGCCTGAAACTCGCTTGGCGTTGGGCGAAAGACGCTATCAAGTTTGCAGAAGAAAGAGAAGTTAAGATCAAGGCTATGTTAGCCAACCAGAAGCCGGTAGAGCGTACATCTTACAATGATAGTAAGATTACTTGGTCTGACTGCTACAATTCAAATAGCCGTGGGTATATGGGTTCTCAATATTGTGGTGATTAAAGTCAGAGCAAAGTAGAAATGAATAAATAACTCAAAATATAAAGATTATGGAAACAATAGAACTAAGAGAAAGCGATAAAAGAAGAGCTGTGAATCTTAATCGCAAAAACGGTTACGGCTTGGATAGCAAACAGATGATGCGCCTTATTAACAATCATAAGAAAGGTGATGCGTACAAGTGTGCTTTGATAGAGTTTCGCTTGACTGATATAAACTTTCATCGTGAAGTTGAAATGCTGATGAACGGCAAATATGATGAATTGAAAGAACAGGTAAAACAGTGGTAAGCAAAAAGCGCACCATCTTCACAGGCAATGCGCTCAAAATAGTATAAACACATAATGCGATTATGCGCATTATGAATTTAGTTGTAAAGATAGTATAAACACATAAGATAGGAACGAATATGAGAACAGAAATTATTAAAATGGAAAATTCTTCTTCATGTGAAATTGATTTGATTGAAGTAAGAGATGGACAAGCGGTAACCTCTTCATTGGTGGTTGCCAAGTATTTTGGCAAAGCACATAAAGATGTATTAAGGGCTATTAAATCATTGGATTGTAGTGAGTTATTTAACCAGCGCAATTTTGCGCCCGTTGAATATGTCGATAAAAAAGGTGAAAAAAGACCCATGTACTATTTAACTCGTGATGGGTTCACCTTTTTGGCTATGGGGTTCACTGGCAGGGTGGCTGCACAATTCAAAGAAGCGTACATTAACGCCTTTAACGAAATGGAAGAAATGCTCCGCAAGAATGATTGCACCAAGTATGCTGAAAAGATATTCAAATCCGAACTGAATTGTTTCAATAAACGGTTGAAAGAAACAGCAGCAAAAATAAGAAGAGAGAATGGAGTCGGATTTGGTATTTATGGTGAGATACAGGCAGGCGTATATGATTGCGACAAATTGCCTTTCCAAGAAAGATTGCGCAATATATTTGCCCAAATAAGCAATGCCTATGTAGAAAGTTATTATTTGGCAGGACACTATATAAACGCTGATAATCAAAACAAGCAGATACGCAAGCTGATTTCTGATTTTGAAGGGAAACTGGTAGAGGGATTTAGAATATATCCAAGCATATAAATACGATTATGAACTTCAAAACAAGACCACCGCCAATAATTGCTACCAAATGAGAGATTAAAAACATAGTTATAAATCAAAAACAACAAGAAAATGAGTAAACGATTTGCTATCGCCATTTTACCCAAAGAGAAACAGCAGGGGGGGTAAAGTACGGTTTAAAGATTGAAAAACCTTCAGCATTGGGTAATGTGTATGGATTGACCGAAGAAGAACTGAAAGAACTTCGTGGATTGATAGACAAGGTATTGACTAAATGATTATGAAACAGATAAAAATCAGACCACCGCCAAAAACTTTACGACAATGAAACGATTGTCGTGTTATGGTAAAGTGAAAATCTCTCTCTTACACGATTATATAATAAGTTTGTAAACAGAAACAACGCAGCTATCCTCACGGCTGAAAAATATAACCCCGCCATTGGTAAGAAGTGAGGAGCTTGCCTTTGGTGGGGTCTAATTTTTTAAACTGTGTAAAAGTATGAATAATATTCAGATTTTCCAAAATGAGCAGTTCGGAAAAGTAAGAATCGCGATGAATGAGAGTAATGAGCCTTTGTTTTGTTTGGCAGATGTGTGCGGTGTTATAGGCATTGCTAACGCAAGAAATGTCAGGTCAAGACTTGAAGAAGATGATGTCCGCCAAATGGACACCATAGATTCGTTAGGTAGAAATCAACAAGTTACATTTATAACCGAAAGCGGTTTATATGATGTGATAATTCGCAGTGACAGCGAAAAGGCAAAACCGTTTCGCAAATGGGTTACAAGCGAAGTTTTGCCCTCAATCCGCAAACATGGTGCATACATGACCAGCGATACACTTGAAAAAGCTTTGACCTCACCCGATTTTCTGATTCAGCTTGCAATCAACTTAAAAGAAGAAAAACAGAAGCGTATCGAAGCCGAACAGAAGATTCAGAAAGATGCACCTAAAGTCCTTTTTGCTGATGCTGTCTCAACTTCACATCGCTCTTGTTTAATTGCTGAACTGGCTAAAATATTACAACAAAATGGGGTGAATATCGGTCAGAACCGTTTGTTTAGCTGGATGCGCGAGAATGGTTATCTTTGTCAAAAGGGTGACTACTACAATCAGCCGACGCAGAAAGCTATGAAATTGGGGCTTTTTGAATTGAAGAAAACCACCATCACCAAGCCGGACGGCTCTGTATTGGTCACTACTACTACCAAAGTGACTGGTAAGGGGCAAATTTACTTCGTAGAAAAGTTCTTAGGTAAAGATGCTGCTTAAATAATAATGCGCACCTCATTAGGTTGGGGTGCGCTTAATATGAATATTACAAACTCCCTCCCATTGCGAGATATAAGTTTACGGCATCTTTTATTCCTTTAATCTGTTTTTGTGATATGGTTTTTATATCGTGATATTGCCTCCCAATAAATTTTATTTTTGCAGTTTTAGCATTAGAAAGTGCCTTTATTAATTCAATGTCATTATTGGAATGGATATTTTCATCACACCATTCCCATATATATCCTCCATTACCTGAATCAGTTTCTACATTATTGGGGATAAATTCATAAGCTTTATTGTCAATAGAAAATTGATATTTGCGAATGAATAACCAATCGTCAGAATAATATTGTATTCTGAGTCTAAAGTTTGATACCCCATCAATATCTTTCATAAAATAACAATATATTCCATTCTGGTTGGTATATTGGGGAGCAGATTTTGGTTTAATCCATGTTAGTTCACGTGGGTCAAATTCGTCCTTTGTTAAATGTAAATAAAGAGGATAATTTTTTTTTACTGTTATAGAATCAATAGGATTTTGTTTTTCGTTTTTTTATGTCCGATATTGTTTTTCCAATGTTATCATCTAAAGACATAACATTATTTTTTATATTGTCAAGGGTTGATTGGTTTATATACGGATTTACTTTTTCACCGTTTGAGTTGTACAGTGAGAATTTTATCGGAATATTAACAAACTCTATTCCTTGATTAGTCATATCTTTATAAACTTTTTGAGAAATGCAAAATTTTTGATATGCTTCTAAATACGCAAGGGAATCATTCTTTGAGCTTATCGTCTTAGGTTCCTCCTCCTTCTCATTGTAAGAGTTGCTGAATAATGACTTTTCTTTAACCGTTTCCACATATTTATATGACTTATTGCAACTTGAAAAAGCAAATATTGACAATATCAGAAGCAGTGTATTTTTCATGACAGTACATTTATTAACTTAAACGTTTGCAAAAATATCTCAAAAATCAATCATTTCCAATTATTTCACGACAATTATTCCGTTGTCGCATATCAAATACTTGAAATATTGCTGGATAACTTGTATTTGTCGAATTTAGCACAAATGAAAAAATAATGGAGTTTAGAGGAGATACATCTGGATTAGATGAGTTACTTGAAAGTGTAGACGATAGATATTATAATACCCTTTCTCAAATAGGGAGAGACGCCACCCGAAATGCGAAGATTAACAAGACTTATGAAAATAGGACTGGCAACTTGAATAATGCAAATGGGGGATGTGTTGTCCGTAATGGGAAAATAGTAGATATGTGGGTGGAATCAGACGGTTCTCATTCCGAAGCGGTAAGAAATACAGAGAATCTTCTGATTTATTCCGAAAAATCAAAGGATGGGCTTTATTTGGCTAACGGTCAGCCTTATGCAAGCTATGTCGAAAGTAAAGGGTTTGAAGTTATTATGACTAATGGTATCTTGTATGCAGGTAGACAAATAGAAAAAAAATTATAGATATGGCAGGCATTATTTCAAATGTAGACAGTGATGTTCAGAAGTTGCGCAAACTGAAGAACGAGATAGAAAATGTCAAAAAAGCATTGATGGGTATTAATATCAAGGTCGATATTGATATAGCTAAAGGTTTGCAATCACAGTTAACCTCCCTTTTGGGGCAATACGATACATTGGTGGATAAGATTGCGGCAGCGGAAGGAAAGATTATGCTTTCTGTCAGTCGAATCAATAAAGCAACTGAAAAGATTGTCAAAGCACAAGAGGTTGTATCTAAACCTACGGCTGATCCGGCACAGAATGGAGATGCTGCAAGGCAAACAAATACGGCTGAAACGGAAAGTGTTCGGGCGCAAGCAAAGGCTTATGATGACCTAAGAACCGAGATAAACGGTATTCTTGGCACAAGAGAAGAGAATGTCAAGAGAATGATAGATGAAATGAACGCTATCCGTTTGATTAATGCTGAGATTAAGAAAATCAACAAGTCACAAGGTGATTATTCTTCCTTGTCTTCTGCTCAACAAAAACGGCTTGAACAGTTAAACAATTCATTATTGACACATAAAACTGCTTTGTCAGAAGTGAGACAAGCATTGAACAATAATGCCAAACTTGATAATGTAGCCGCTACTTCCATGAACGGGTTATCCCAGTCTTTATCAAGAATGAGGATAGCTTATCGCGAATTGACAGAAGAAGAGCGCAATTCTCCTTTTGGTAAAGAATTGCTTGCGTCTATTCAACAAGCGGATACAAAAATAAAGGAACTTGATACCACTATTGGCAATCATCAACGTAATGTTGGTAATTATGGTAAGCAGTGGAATGGGCTTAGTATGTCTATTCAGCAAGTAGGACGCGAACTTCCTTCTTTGGCTTACGGTCCAAAAGTTTTTTTCTCTGCTATATCGAATAATATTCCAATTTTAGCAGATGAGATTAAACGGGCGAGAACTGAATATAAACTATTGAAGGAGTCGGGGCAGTCGGCGATTCCAGTATGGAAGCAAGTGGTATCGTCTTTGTTTAGCTGGCAGACTGTATTAACGGTTGGTATTACACTGCTTACTCTTTATGGCGATAAGGTGGTGGATTGGGTTGCAGGGCTGTTTAATGCTAAGAATGTCATGAAACCTCTTGTTGATATTCAACAACAACTAAATGACGTTCAATTAAAAGGAGTTCAAAATGCTCAATCCGAAATAACAAAGTTGGAATTATTATATAAAGCTACTCAAAATGCTTCAAAGCCTATTCGTGAAAGAAAAAAAGCTGTTGATGAGCTACAAAAATCATATCCTGATTTCTTCAAAAATCTTTCAGAAGAAGAAATTCTAACGGGAAAGGCAGCTGACGCTTATGCAAGACTTACTTCTTCGATTATTGCATCTGCACGTGCGAGGGCTGCACAGGATAAAATGACAGAGAATGCTAAAAAAATATTGGAAAATGAGGCTAAAATAACAGAAGAATATGCTAAAAGGGAAAATGCACAACTAAAACTTGACAAACAGATTGAATTAAGAAATAAAATAGACAGAGAGGCGAATCCCGATATGTATGCAGGTCAACAAATGAAGGTTGGTGCAGCTTTGGGTAAGGTCGAAGAAATAGATGAAGGCATTGCTAAACTTAGACGTGATATATACGAGCTAAATAAATCTCAAAATGAATTAGCACAAAACATAGATGTCAATGATTTGATATTCAACCCGAATGAAGATTCTTCAAAGATTGGTGAAAAAGAAAGGAAAAGACGTCAAGAAGAAGCCGAAAACCGACTTAAACAGCAAGAACAACTTGCCGAACAACTTCTTTCACTTCACCGTCAGAACCAACAGGATGAAATCAACCTGATGATAGAAGGCACGGAAAAGAAGTTGAAACAGATTGACCTTGATTATCAGAAACAGATTGATGCGATAAGAAAACAGGAGGAAGAATGGAGCAAAGCCGGTAACGGTAAGCTGACCGACAAGCAGGCACAGAAAATTTCAGAAGCTTATACCAATGCCGAAAGTATGAGAGATAAAGATATTTCCGATGTAACTGAAGGACAGCTGAAAGCCGAACAACAGGCTTTGAACGACTACTTGAAAGAATATGGCACGTTCCAGCAGCAGAAATTGGCTATCGCCCAAGAGTATGCGGAAAAAATAAGGAAAGCACAGGAAGAAAACGGTGTTAATAGTGCACAAGTAAAGTTACTGGAGAAACAACGTGATGTTGCCATACAGAACAAGGAAACAGAAGCCATAAAAGCCAATATAGATTGGGTTACTGTGTTCGGTGAGTTTGGTTCCATGTTTTCCGACATGATAAAGCCCGCCTTGGACGAAGCGAAAAAATATGTACGGACTGACAAGTTCAAGAACTCCGATCAGGCAAGCCAGAAATCATTGATTGACGCCATCAGCCAGATGGAAAAGTCTTTGGGTGGTACAAGTGGAGTCAACTTCAAGAAACTTGGAGAGGATGTAAAAGCCTATCAAATAGCAGAACAGAATCGTATCAGTGCCATAGGGATTGAAACAGCTGCTTTGGAAAGACTAAAGAAATCACAGGATGATTACACCAAAGCGCAGAAGGGCGGAACGGAAAGTGAGAAACAAGCCGCAGCAAACGCTCTTGAAACAGCACGGCAGAATGCTGACATTGCATCCGCCAATGTGAAGACACAGACTGATATCGCCAATCAGGCCCAGCGTAATGTGACTGATACCGCCACCAGACTGAAAGCAAGCATGGAAAATTTGTTGGGAGGCTTGCAGCAGATTTCATCCGGTGGATTGTATAACGCATATAGCGGAATTATCAAAACCGTGAACGGATTCAAGGATGTCATAGGAAAAACGTCAGAATCTCTTAAGGAGGTTCCCATTGTCGGATGGATTCTGTCCATCATTGACGTACTCAAAGACGGATTAAGTGATCTTGTCGGTGGTCTGCTTGATGCTGTTCTGAACGCTGTCAGTGGAATTATCGGTGATGTCTTGTCAGGGGATTTGTTTGTCACAATCGGCAAGTCATTGAGGAACGGCATAGGAAACATCCTGAACGCAATCTCATTCGGAGGCTTCAACTCCCTGTTTGGAATAGGTGGAAACGCCAAGGAAGTACAGGAAACGATAGACAGGCTGACGGACAGGAATGAAACTTTGCAAACGGCCATCGAGGATCTGACTGACGAGATGAAGGCAAGCAAGGGAATGAAATCGGTTGAATCTTACAGGGAAGCTGTAAAGTATCAGGAGGAAGTCAATAAAAACTATCTGCAAATAGCAAAGGAGCAAGCCGGATATCATAAGAGCCACGGCAGCTGGCAGCATTATCTGAAATGGACGGATGAAATGCTGGAACACGCAAGAAAAGCTACCGGCATGCAGGATTTCTCCGGCACCGATTCCTTGTGGAATCTGACCCCCGAACAGATGAAGGCTCTACGGTCGGACGTATGGTTATGGGATATCATGGAATCTTCCGGTAAGGGAGGTTACGGTGAGCGTGTTACCGACAAGCTGGATGATTATATAGAGCAGGCAGGAAAACTGGAAGAACTGACCGACAGTCTTTATGAGGGCCTGATCGGAATGTCATTCGATTCCATGTATGACAGTTTTATAAGCAGTCTGATGGATATGGAGAAGAGTGCGGAGGATTTTGCTAATGACATATCCAAATATTTCATGCAGGCGATGCTGTCAAATGCCATCGGTGAACAGTTTAGTGACAAACTGAGGACATGGTATGATAAATTCGGTGAAGCCATGAAGGATGATGGTACGCTTGACAATAATGAGCGTAAGGAGCTGATGGATGAATACATGGGTTATGTGGACGAAGCCATGAAGCTCCGTGACGAGCTTGCCGCAGCAACCGGATATGACAAGATTTCGCAAGAATCAACATCCCAGTCAGCTTCATCCAAAGGTTTTCAGGTAATGAGTCAAGATACTGGCGAAGAGTTGAACGGTAGGTTTACAGCATTACAGATTGCAGGAGAAGAGATAAAGAATCAAAATATCATTCAATCTCAATCGCTTAATTTACTAACAGTAAAAGCAGATGCTCTACTTTCCATAAATACGGAAACAAGAAATATTGCTGATGATACGCGGGATTTGATAGCGCAATCCTATCTTGAATTGGTACAGATTTCAGAAAATACAGGGGCAATCGTCAAACCTATTCAACAGATGCAAAGAGATATAGCAGAGGTTAAAAAGAATACAGCAAAATTATAGTTTATGAATGAATTATTAATTAATGGCGAAAACGCTTATACAACATGGGGTGTGAGAATGGGAGAGGGGTTTCTTGATGTTATTGGGGCATCCGCTCCCATGAAGGATTTTATTGAGAACAAAAGCCGACTTGAACATGGGAAACGGGTAATAATCAATAATCCTAAAGTCGATGAGAGGGAAATAACTCTTTCGTTCACTATCGAGGGTAATTCTCAGTCTGACTATCAAGCAAAGAAGAAAGCTTTCTTTGATGAGCTGTATAAAGGTGTGGTTGATATTCAAGTTCCGGCTAACAGTAATGAGATTTATCATCTGATTTATCTTGGGAAAAGCGTTGCTTACGCACAGAGTTTAGACCGAACTTTTGGAAAAATTTCAGCCAAGTTTAACGAGCCCAATCCGGCAAACAGAAGCTAATTCACGACATTGGTTTTATTGTCGTGTATGTGAGTGCTCAAAATTGGGCACTCTTTTTTTTATCCCCGAACTTTGAAGACATGGAACAAATCGACATCAAAGACATATCCGGTGCTATCCAGCTTACAACTTTGATCAATGAAGGCTGCAAGCGTAAGTTCACTCTGATGAAGGAGGACTACATCATGTTAAAGTTCTCCTTAGAGAATCCCATATATTTCAAACTTGGCTCATACGTGGAATGTAACTTCGGATTGTTCGAGGTGTGCGACTTGCAGAAGCCCGCATTCAACACCAATACCGCCGGCTACGATTACGAATTAAGACTTGACGCCTACTACTGGAAATGGAAAAACAAAATCTTCAAATATACCCCGGAGACGGCCGGACAGGAAGCGTCCTGGAACCTGACCGCTCCGCTTGACGTACAAGTCGGTATAGTCCTTAGAAATCTGAAAGCTCTTGGTTATGCGTATAAAGGACAAGATTTTGTTTTCTCCATTGATTCCACAGTCGAAAACAAGTCCCAGTTGATGAGTTACGACAACATCAACATCCTTGACGCTTGTTTTGAGATGGCGAAGAAATGGGATTGCGAATGTTGGGTGACTGAAAACATCATCCATTTCGGGCGTTGTGAGTCCGGTGACGCGGTGGATTTCGAGATCGGGAAAAACGTGCAGGAAATGTCACAGTCAGAATCCCAGTCCACCTATGCCACCCGTATCTACGCTTTTGGTTCCACCCGTAACATACCGGCAGACTACCGCCCCATTGACGAGACCGTGGTTGTGAACGGCGTGGTGCAGCGCAGGCTGATGCTTCCCGAAGGCACTCCTTACATTGACGCTTATCCTGATATGACTACCGAGGAAGCCGTCGAGCAGGTGGTTATCTTCGATGAAGTCTATCCCCGAAGAACGGGCATCATGTCGGATGTCACCACTATCGAAGTGACGGACAAGGTGGAGAATGAGGACGGTACAACCACCGAGGAAAAATGGAATGCCTACCGCTTTAGGGACACGGGTGTTAACTTTTCCGAGAAATATATCCTCCCCGGTCAGGAGCTGAGGATACGTTTCGCGTCCGGGCTTCTCAACGGTTTGGAGTTCGCCGTGAAGTTCAATCCTGAGGGAAAGCCGGAGAAATTGGAGGATGGCGGATGGAACCCTGAGGCACAGCTTTGGGAGATAGTCAGGAATGAGGACTATGGCAGACCGCTTCCCGGTGATGTACTCTTTCCCCAGGATGGAGATGAATATGTGCTTTCCGGCTGGGACAGCACGAAAATAACCGAACTTGGGCTTGTGGGTGCCGCCGAGCAGGAGCTGAAGGAAAAGACTGAAAAGTACGCTGCCAAATCCAAGATAGACCCGAGTACCTATGGCTGCACGATGATGTCAAATGACGCATACCGTGAGGATGGCATTCACAACCTCTACAGCATCGGTCAAAAGGTCAACCTTATCAACAAGGCTTATTTCGAGAACGGAAGGCAGTCAAGGGTTATCGGATTTGAATTCAATCTTGATTTAGCTTATGATTCCCCTATATATACTGTCGGGGAAACCGCCGCCTATTCTCGTATCGGGGAGCTGGAGGAAAAGGTTGAGAGCCTTACCCTAAAGGGACAGACCTATACGGGCGATGGTGGCAGCGGTGTGTATGTGATCGGAAGCCACGACTCCACCCCTGCGACAGACCATAACGTGTATTCCGCATTGCGCTCCTTAGTAATGTTCCTTCGTAAGGATCAAGCGGACGGAACAAATTTCTTATTGAAGTTCGGCAAGTTCATCGACTCCATGATTGCCGGTAAAGGTGCCGGTATCTATCCTGACGGGCGCGGTCAGTTCGAGCGTCTTGAGGTACGCGGCTCCGCAGTGTTCAAGGAAATCATCTATAACCGTCTGAACGCACAGGAAGGCGACACCTCATATTCCGAGAACGGAGTCATTGAGTCCGTGGCTTTAGAGAGCGACGGAACTTATACCCTGAAATTGCGCAAGCGCTGGGAGAATGACTTCACCGCATTCCAGGAGGGTGATATAGTGTACGGGATTGTAAACAACCTCTTTTCAACGGGGGAGTATTACGCCTCGTGGATGCGCGTGCTGTCCAAGAATGTCCCGGCCAACTCCATCTCGGTGTTGTCATACCCGGACAGTGAGGTGCCGGGCGGTAAAAACTATCCTCCCACAGAGTTGACGATCATTACCAGAAGAGGAAACGCCTTCAATGAGGACAGGCAAAGCTACTGGTATTTGTCCGCCACCACGGATAAATGTCTTGTCTGGCTGGAAGGAGTAACGAAGCCTGTCTTGGAACAGAACAACTATTACATGATATTGGGGCGTTTGCCCAATTTGGATTTGTTTGACAATCTCCCCGTCAACTATAAGCACTCGTACATATTCGCCCGTGCCGGCATCTTCGGTGAACTTTACCGGGTGGACTGGCAGGGACTGCCCGTACAGGAACTGGTGGACCGTGGCTTTTGGTCGGCCGAAGTCGCGTCCTCTGACAATCCTTACACCAATACGCAGGAGCGGGCGGACACGGTTTGGCACTACGGCTGCAAATGGAAGTGCCTGATGACGGGAACAGCCGACGAACCGCAATATGCGGCGGTCGGATGGGCGATGCTGGAAGGGAACCCGGAATTTACGATAGAGATCGGCAGCACAAAGGGGTGGTATTTTGATATCGAGACTTTTTCCACAACGTTATATATTACCGGCAAGCTGTACAACCGTGACGTGACAGATCATATACTTGACGCTGATGTGAGCTGGACGCGTGATACCGGGAATGTATCAGAAGATAACGCATGGGCGGTGAAGCGTGCCGGCGCCGGGAAAAATCTTCCTCTGACGATAGATGATCTCGGACCGAATTATACCAACATGCGGGTGTGTACGTTTAAAGCACAGGCGTTATTGCGTGACGGGCAGCAGTTTGAAGTGGCGGAGAATTTTGTAACATTTTAAAAATATAAGATTATGGGTAAAGTATTAGTAAAAAAAGTAAGGTTTGTGCAAAAAGAAAGTTCTCCCCAAGAGTGCTGCAACACTTCGGATAGAACATTCAGTGAAAGAATTTGTACAATTGGATTTTCAAGAAGAGAGTCTTGCCTCAAATTAAAGTGTGCTACATAGCGATACTTGGGGCATATATTGACGATTACAGGTATATAAGACGCCTTATCGGAGTCTGCCTTTACCTCACAAAAATCATGATTAATAGGAACAATGGCAACAAAGCAACGAAAAATAGAAATCAACTACCGGCTGTTACAAACCAGTTGTAACATCGAGGTGGTGGGCAGCGTGCCGGACATGCAGGTCTACCAGGCTGACAAAGCTGAATACACTCCGGACTATACGCTGACACCGCTGGTCCTGTTTCCGCGGTGCAACGCCACCGATCCGAAAGCGGTGACTAAAATCGGGGCGGTCAACTCCAGGCTGACCAACATGAAGTGGTACGAGCGCATCGGAACCACACGCACACTTATCACATCGACAAACACAGGCTACAGCATTACGGAGTCCGGTGACAGCAAGGGACAGATCACAATGAAAAAAAATGTCACCGTCCTAAAACCCGTCACGCTGGAGTTTTACGCGGAATATGCCGACACACGTACCGGACAGCTGTTTACTTTTCAGATGAGCCGTCTTGTCCGCGCGGTTGACGGTACGGATGCGATCCCCGTATTGACGATAGACAGCCCGTCCACGCTGGACTGGAACCCGGTGCGTGACATCACCGCACAGACCATCACGGCTAAACTGATGGTAGGCGACACGGACGTGACGGCTACGGGCAAATGCAGGTTCTTCTGGTACCGTCTGTTGTCTACGGGAGCGCTGGAGGCGATAACCACAGGAGCGGGTGACAACGACTGGGAGTTTGTATCACTGAACAAGAATGTATATAAGATTGACCGCAATTATATAGGTGATGACATCACGATTGTCTGCAAGGCCACCTATGCGGCTTCCGGGACTCCGGCATCAACCCCTGGCACATCGGACCCGGCAGTCTCTACGGTGATACGCCGCAGGATTCCGAAGATTGAAGCCGACTGGGAGGGCGTACCTACGGGTGTTCCGGATGGGACTTACGCCATCTTTCCCAGACCCGTCATTCGGGATACCATGGGGGTTATCCCGAATCCATCCGCCATGTTTAACTGCCACTGGTACGTCAAGAAGAGCGGAGATGCCGGATATGCCAGGGTTGCCGACGGATACTCTCCCAGGATACCTTTCAGCAACGGCATGATGTTAAAGCTGGAGGTGGAGGACAGAGGCCCTTACGTGGCGCTGACACAAGGCGGCAAGGTGCTCACACAGGGGGGCAAGGCGGTAGTAGTAAGAAAATTTGGATAACATTAAAAACAATAGTAGTATGGCATTTTACATTAAAGTAACGAAGGAGGTTGCCGACCGGTTGCATCTGACCGATATCCGCAACAGGACAGCGGATGGCAATGTATTATTGTGGCAGGCGGACGTGGCACGTTTCCCCGGCGACACGGTATTTGACAGGGCCAAGGAAGCGGGCGGCATCTGCCTGACCCCGCAGGCGGCGAAAGAAGAGATAGACGGTACGGACCATCCCGTCGAAGTATTCACACCTGCCTCTTGGGGGGAGGACAACACCGAAAGCTCCGAAGGCACGGATAGTACGGAAACGACCGGGGAAGGAGGAGCGTCATGAGTTTGGGCAGCGCGACCGGACAGGTCATATTTTCGCAAAAGGGCGGCGTGTACATGCCTGCCATCCAGTGTAACCAGGGAGATCTGTATCAGGAGTATATGGGCGAAGCGTCCGCGCCGACGAACATCGCACCGGATTTCGCTTCGCTCAAGCCCGTCTTGTCCTTCATTCTCACCTCTTCGCGGGTGGCGGAAGGGCTGGTGGTCCCTTCCTCCATGAAATGGTATTTCAATGATGTCGAGATCAAGTTCTCGGGCAATGTCTCCACCAACACGTTTGGCGGTGAGACGGGACATTTCAAGTTTATCCCTTACCAGCCCGGTACGACGGATTACTACGGATTGCAGATCGTCAAGAACCTGGTCAAGGCGAGCGGAGCGGCCTCTTGTACCTTCAAGGGTGAAGCTACCGTGACCGTTGGGAATACCAGCGACACCGTCCAGTTCGTCTATAGCATCCCCATCACCAAGGGGGTCGGAAACCAAAAGCATGTGACGATCATTGCCGGTGACAACAAGTATTTTACCCTTCGGGACAAAGGGCAGAGCTGCATTCTGAAAGCCGTAGCGCGCATGGGCAGTGACGAGATCACTACCGGACTGGCGTACAAGTGGTACAACCAGGTCAACGGTGCGTGGAGCGTGCTGAGCGGAAAGACCACACAGACATTGACCGTCACCAACGATATGGTTGACACCACCGGAGTATTCAAGGTCGAGGTGTACCAGGGCGGCAAGCTCATCGGTCAGGACACGCAGTCCGTAATGGATGCGTCCGATCCGTTTGATTTGATCCTGAATCCCACGCCCGAGGACGAGACCATCCGGGAAAGTGGTGACACAGTGGTCTATAAGCCCATTCTGGTCAAGCGTGGAAGTACCACCAAGTACAAGGACATGACTTTCTATTTCGTGTTCATGGACAGTGCAGGAGTAGTCCTTAACCCGTCTACTTCCGGTACAGCAGCCACTTCCGGCACGTGTACTTGGGACATGTGCCAGCAGGCAGGAGGCAACGTGGCATGGACCATCACAACCAAGGAATAAGGAGGTGATATGCCGTTGGTGACTAGAACCGGACAGGTCAGTTTTGCTCCAAAAGGTGACAAGGGAGATAAGGGGGCGCGCATGCGTATGCGTGTATGGGAGGCGTCTGTGTCTTACCTGGAGGGCAAGCAAGGGCAGCAGTTTTACGACATTGTACTTTATGACAACCTGCTGTACCTGTGCATCCGTTCGCATACGTCGGTATCGACGGAAACCCCCAAACAGAATGTGGCTTCGGGAAAAATAAAATACTGGGAGGTAGCACAGAGCTGGACTTTTATCGCCACCAAGCTGTTGCTGACCGAGAAGATCAAGGCGTCCATGATTGATGCGGACGGTATCATGGCGGTCAATGTGGACATCAGCGGAAAAATCACGGCGGATAGCGGACGTATCGGTCCGTTTTCCATAGATTCCGGCATGTTGTCCTCAAAAACTCTTTATAAGGATACAACAGATACTTATGTTGGTTTCAATCTGTCTGCCGGACAAATTGAGTTTTATAACGAAAGGACATTTGCACGTGTGAAAATCGGGGGAAACACGCAGTTTGTCACCATTGAAGGAATTGCGTATGATGCCGGAATTGACATACAGAGTCCGAATCCCATGATCGGGATGCACATCAAGACTCCGAGCATTCCTCTGTTCGTGGAGGGGGGTAACATTTTCCTTCATCCGAACAATGACAGTTATGTGTCTCTTCATGGCATAGTGGGGAACTGGAGGAACATATCCGACAGCACTTCCCTGAATAACAATGATGACAATGTGATGTTTATTAATACGGGTAATATAGAAGTGACACTTCCTCCGGATGTTCCGGGACATACCATATACTTCAAACGTATGAACGGCGGGGTACGACTTAAGGGAGGACGCATCCTGCCTGCCCCCGGAGGAAAAGAGATGTCCTCCATTGATCTGGATTATGCGTCCGGATTCGTTAAATGTATGGGCAATTATTGGGTTATGTTTTATTGCGGATAACAGTATTTAATTAAGAATATTATGAAAGTTGATTTTACAAAATTTCCCCTGTTCACGGGGATAGACAGACAGGATATGGTGATAGCGGATATCCGTAAGGATATTGCTGACGGCATTTACAGGAACGTGCCCGGTCTTCCGGCGCACGTGCTTGCGGAGAAGATCTATCGGAACGAGCTTGTGGAGCTTGCCGATGACGAGATTCATATACTTGACCTCTACACTTCCGCTTCGGTGGGGCAGCTCGCCGACTCATGGCAGGATTATAAGAAAAACAATTTGGAAACTGGTAAATAAAAAATATTATGGAAAAGATGGAATTAAGTGAGGCGTTGAAAGCCAATGCCTCAGTACTGGAAGGACTATTAGGGATAAATGATACATGGTACAGAAAGAGATCTGATAGTATTACTGATTTTAATGAAGCTAATAAAACTGGATATATACTTCTCCAACATGTCCAATCAATGGATAATAAAC